GGATTATGGATCATTCAATCGCAATATGAAAAAAATTGCAGCTGCTTGGTCCATCCTCTTGGATGAATATTTAGTTAAAGATATTCCAGGCTGGATCATTCCTCTTTTATACGCACAAGCAAAATTAATTAGAGCAACACATAAGTTTAAAGAAGATACTTACGATGATGCTTTAGCATATTTGGTCCAAGCACATGACATGCACAAAGAAAAATCAGAAGAGGTTAATACCGATGAGTTACTTGGAGTGGAAACTAAACCAAGAGCTAAATCATCGGATAACTTTTGAAAAAAATGCTGAATTTAAAAATGAATATAAGGAGTATTTAAAAAATGAGTACCGATCAAAAGAAAAAATCAAAAATTTACAAAAGTAATATTATCCATTTTCCTAACTGTGAAAAAAACAGACAGCTTGATGAACATGAACAGCTGATTGCAAATCTTGCATTTTCTATTCAGCAAAAAATGGAGTGCAGCAATTTCGACAAGATGGAATTGATTAGTGAAGAGATCAGAATGTTATCGAATTATGGCGAAACAATAAAGTTCGCACCAGACATATCGGCAAGGATTATTTCAGTTCTTGCTAAACAATACTTAACAAACTCAATTATGGAGGATTTAATATGAGTAAAAAAAGAAAAAGCTATTGCTCCATGTCTAAAGAGCAATTCCTAAATCCAGCTACTGGAGCTTTTAAAAGATTAGACAATACAGCTTGGTACATAAAGAAGAGAGATGACAAGCCTTGTTATTTCTTAAACATGAATACCAAGTTCCAACAAATGCCAGATGCTTGCTTTGAAGCAACAGCAGCAGCATCTCCAGCGATTGATGTTGAAATTATCAAAAAAGATATAGCAAAATTTATGGAGGTTAAAGATGTCCAGAGTTAAGACTGACGAAACCAAACATTTTGCTCAGATGCTTGGAGCTAACATTAAATTTTTGAGATTGAACCAATCACAGTTTATGCCTCAGAAAGTTCCAGCAGCTCATCTTGGTATTACATATCAACAGCTTGAAAAATATGAGAATGGAAAAAATTTACCATGTGCTTTTAGAATAAAACAGCTGGCAGATTTTTATAAAGTTACACCTAATGACATTCTTAATCCTAGCTACATTCATGAGAACACAAAAAATTATGAAGTATTAGATAGAGGATTTGATGCAGAGGAGGTGGTCCATGGCGATATATAAATCAGATTTTTTTCATATTGATATTGAAAAACAAGAATATCCAGATGCTGATTGTAAATACATGATTAGCTTATGGCATGAGCCTAAAACAACTGGAAGCAGAGAACTCATAGCAATTGGTCTAACAGATAATATGCCAATTATGCAGAGCACCAGAAACAAAGGAAATGTAGTTGAAAGTGTAACAAGACCACATGACCTTGAAATACCTACAGGTGCTGATGAGTAAAATAATTAAAACAACAACAGGAGAAGCATCTTTCGTTCTTGAAGAAGTTTTTGAAACAGAGGCAAAAGCAACTGAAGGAACAGAGCCTCTTCTCCAGGAGGTTAAAGAATTGAATATTAAAATTGAAAATACAAAATGGAAGAAACAAGATGAATAAAGTTCCTTATAATTTACCTACTGATAGTAAAGTTCAGAGACTTAAAAGAAGATACCAAGGTCTATCAAGAGTAGCAGCTGCAATTAATGATCTATATATTTATGGAGTATATCCATCTAACTTTCCAAATTTATCATCAGTATTGGAACAAGCTAAAGATCATTGCAAACAGATAATAAAAGAAACAAAAGCAGAAATAGCTTTTATGGAAAATCCTAATGGAATGTATGACTTAGTTATGGATGAAGTTTTGGAGGATGCTGATGCAGACAGAAGCAATCAAGAACAAGATTAAAGAAAAAATAGTCTTAGATAAAACTAATCAAAATATAATTGCTGCTTTAAATGCAAAGATAGAAAAGCTGGAAACAGAATTATCTGAAATCAAGAATATAGAAAAGCAACATGCCTATATGAATGGCTTGATGCACAAAGAAATAGATAATTATAAAAAAGAAATATTTACCTTAAAAAAAGAGAACTCAATATTTAAGGAAAATTTACAGGCAGAATTGTTGCGAAAATCTAAGTGATGCCAATAGCTTTTATAATGTTGCTAATGTTAGCTTCAATTATTATAAATTATCTATGAGTAAAAAGAAAAATGACAAAGACAATGGAATATGGATGCTTGTCTTATCTGCGTTTGTTATAGCTTTACTTGGTGTTTTAAGAGGAGCTGGAGTTTTTTAAGAAAAAAATTCTTTCTGAGAGCCACAGAGACTGCGATCTTGCAGCCTCCATGACCTTACATACCTATTAATTATTTACTACTTTACTGAAAATATTAGATTTGTTTGCAGCAGCTTTAGCTTCAGCTAATGCTTTTCTTTCTTCAGCTGTACCTCTGATCTCTTTGTTACCATACACATCTGATGAAGTATCAAATTTAGTATGACCAATTAATCTCTTAACTCTATTTCTATCAAGTAAAGGATTTGAGTTCATAGCAGCTATTAGGTGTGATCCAAATCTATGCCTAAAAATTTTAGTTGGATAACCTTTAAGTGGAGATGAAATAATTTTAACATGACCACCTCTTTTATATTCAATATTTGCTAGACCATGTTTGGCATAAGTTTTCCAAATTTGATCATAGATATATTGATAACTTAATGGACCATTATTTTTGCCAGCCAATAAATAAATATTATCTGGTTTGTATTCCAATCTGTAATACATCCACATTTCTAAAAACTTTAAAGCATCATCATCTATTTCAATAGATCTTTTGCTACCTCTGTTTTTAGTTTTATTTCTCCATTTGTGATTTCTCCAAGTACCTTGGATGTGCAACAGTCTAGCATCAAGATCAACTGCATCTTTTCTAATACCAGATAATTCTGAAGCTCTTAATCCAAAGAAAAACAGCATACAAAATATTGCAAATGTATTAGTAGAATTATGATCTTTTGCTTTCATACCTTGATAAAGATCTTGCATAATTGCTGAAACTTTATCCTCATCAAGAATATTAATATCTACTTCTTTTCTGTAGATAAGATCGTCATCCTCTGGAATTACAGATAAATGATCTGTGATCTTATATGTAAGCATACTTAGATTTGGCTTTAAATTAACTGCATTTGCTCTTCTTAAAAAATGCTTAATATCTTTTACAGAATTACGCATTGTCTTAAAAGTAATGCCAGCCTCTTTACAGTTGTCTAGGTATTGCTCCATATCAGTTATGCCAAAATCAGAAAGCAGCACATTTGGGTTCATGTATTTAGAGATCCTCAAACGATATTCTGTGTCATATCTTTGGAGTGAATGTTTATCAACTCTACCATCTTCACTATGGAGACTTAACTTCCAAGCAGTAAAATCTTTAAATGCGTTATTGAAGGTTATAGATCCACCAGGATTGGCAGTAATCATTTCTTTAGCTATCATATTGTGCATAGCTTCTTCAGCTTTTTTTCTATCCGAAAATGGAGCAGCTGAAACAGTCTTTCGATCAGAAGTTCTCTGAATGATAAACTTACCATTTTTCGGAGTTACTCTATATATAGTCATATTTATCTAGTAACTAGATGAGCTTATTCTGCAATAGTAATGTCCTCTAATATAACAACCACAATTATTATTCACTATGAGAGATAGTGAATTATAGTGAATGAAAATTAGGAACAAACTATTCTCCGATATTGTATGAGAGAATAAGAACATTTAGCTTTAGTTTCCTTTCGTTTTAGTTTTACAACTGGAAAGAGAACACAAGCTTAGGAATTTCAGATTTTAACAGTCAACTGCTCTACCAACTGAGCTACCGAGGAATGACTTGTAAAACAAAAGTTTTTTACAACACCTTAGAGTAACTGTAAATCAAATAGTGAAAAAAAATTCACTAAACTAAAATTCTCTACTTCCAGTCAACTACTCTTATAGCATAGTTAGGATTATCTCATAGCTGAAATTCACTACAATTTAGAGTCATTTTTTTAAAGGTAGGATATTTTTAGGTAGGATTTTTGTCGAAGTGATTTGTTTTATTTCTTTTTCTTTTTTTTAAAAGCTGATTTCTTTTTATGCGAATAAGCTTTTGATTTCTTTTTTTTGTACATTGTTTTTGCTCCTAT